TTATACTAGCCATTTCAGAAATTTCCTCCGTTGATGTCTAAATTCTGTGCTGCACCTGGCGTTAGTTCTAAGGTTGTGTCAAATTTTTTCGTTACACCATTATAAACCAGAACCATACCGTTTTGTAAGGATCCAGTAACATTCACATCACTCAATTCTGCTAATGATAGAGTTTGGGCACCTGCCAGAGATGAAATCACCTTCGTGGCATTTTGTTGTCCTACTCTGACTTTGATATCTGCCATCTATTGAAAAGCAATTCAGATCTAGAAAGTATTTATATTTACTATGTTGTTATCTTTGAAGCAAGTTCTTTTAACATAGATTTTAGTGTCTCAATCTCACTTTTCATTTCATCCAATTCTGCTTGCTTATCAGAATTTCTTCTCTTATTGGAAATATAATTAGAATATCCATTAGAATCCATATTAACTATGGCACCTGTTTTTTCATCACGAAAAAGATTTTTATGACCTTCTACTGGTATCATGCTAATGCGATTGCTCTAAAGTCTTTTAATCTTACAGGATATGATTCATTAGTGGAGATCATTACAATTTTAATAATAAATCCACTAAATTGCTCTAAATTATCAACTGAGAATTGATATTCAGAGAAATTATCAAATTCATTTGGAGAAACAAATGCATCTGCTCTACCATCATTTTTACTTAAATCAATTATATCATCACCAAATCCATCACCGTCAGTATCAACTAAATTTTTATAACCAGGAAATGCTCTATATGTTTGAGATACTTCACTTGAATCTGCACTAAACAATCTGTAATATACTCTAAAGTCTGATTCGGGTTGCACACTAGCACCTACTAATACTTTTAATGAAGTTGCAGGTTGTTTTAAATCAACTCTATTTGAAATGAATATAGAACCATGTGGATCGTCTTCTAATTGATTAGTTCTAGTGTCCGTATCATAATTATCAAATCCAATAGGATTGTTAATTTTATTTCTACCTAGAATAAACGTAGCATTTTTTGTATCTAAAACTGGTGATAAATTAGGATCAGGTGAACTCATATTTACATCTAAAGTTAAAGATTTTTGTTTTGGAAGATTTCCAAGTTTATCAACCTCATTAATTCTAGATGCAACCAATCTAGGAGTTGGGAAGAATGACGCATTATTTAATGGAATAGGTTCATATCCTTGATCATCAAACGAAATCTCTGTTCCATTTGCACTTGTTCCACTTACTGTTCTAATTGATGAATTAGCACGAGTTACGCTACCTGGTGTGATAATGTTAAATTGTGGTGTAATTGAACTAAATTGATGGTTTTGTGATATTTTAACTTCTGATCCACCAATACCTTTTTCACTTGTAAAACATAATTGTTGATTATTAACTCTGGTAGAGATGTTCAATACATCAACATCTAAGTAATAATTATCAATATTTGATGAATTAACTAATGTTGTATTAGATGGTACGGTATGTGTGGTATTAATACCAACTAAAGGCATACCTCCAACTTCATAAGTTTGAATAAGAGATCCTTCTGGATGAGTTGTTGCATTTGAATTAAATTTACCTCTTGTAAGTGTCAATTGTCCAATTCCAAGAGTATATGACACAATCTCCTCACCAATCAATGCCTCACCAGTGCTTACAGATATTCCACCAAACGTAGCAAATGGTGTTGTATTTGCCACAGATACTACTGTTCCTTCAGGTGTTAGTTCAGATGTGGTAGCAACAACTGTTGTATCAGGTTTAATACCCTTAATTTCTACCTTATTTGTAGCACCGTGATGTGCATGATTGTATTGTGTTACTTCAAATACACTACCAGTAAACAAATCACTTGTTACCACTGATGATGTATTTTGTGGTGAATTAACAGTTACCGATGACAAACTTCTTGTTTGATTATTCGCACCATAATGAACAAGTTTATGTCCCGATGTAAACTGCTTACCTTGAACATCAGTTAAGAATAAAGTATCAGCAGTGCTACTAATCGCAGTTACCACTACTTTAAATCCAGCACCTCTTGTGACCTTAACATCTGAATTGTCAACAGTTAAAACTTCACCCACTTGATATCCTGATCCAGTTGTTAAGTTTGATATTGAATTTATCGCACCAGTAGTTGTATCAACTGAAACTGAACACTGAGCTCCTGTTCCACTACCTGTTAAAGATATAAGTGGAATATTATTGGAGTTAGTAACTGAATATCCAGCACCATTAGAAACTATTTCAAAAGTTGTAGCTGAACTAATTGCAGCACCTCTACCTTCAATAATACCTATTACAAATAAATCTTCATTTCCTGCTGCAGAATTAGTTCCATTGTCAGTACTTACTTTTTTTCCAATTGGGAAATCACTTTGAGGAGCACCAGAACATTTAACAATTAATTTTCTTGGTAAAACACGTATTGGATTATCGGGTAACACTTGTGTATTCAGATTTCCTGCTTCAATTAAAGTATTATAGAAAGTAGCAGTTCCTGAATTAACGAATGCTGCTTTACGTAATTTAAATGTTAGATCTTGATACTGACTTGCTGTCCATATTGTACCATTTTGAGATTTAAATAAACTTCCACCAATATATTGTTTTGTGACAACAACATTTTCAACGTCTGGTAAATTCGTTGTTCCAACTGTTTTTTGACCCATTGTGGCAACCCACATCTCATACTTATCAGAAGATGGTGCTAAGAATACTAAAGCATACTCTTTTTCAGGTTCAAGATAGATTGGTGATGGGAAATTTAAAGTGGTTGGTATAGACGCATCATCAGACACATTGATGTTACTTGGATTAATTGCAATTTGTGCATAATTTTGAACAAGATATTTTGTTGGAGTTCCTAATTCTACATATCTTAATTCAACAAATAGTTTTGCTTTCTCATCTTTTGATTTAAAGAAGACATCAAATGAAGTTAAGAATGCACCTGTTTCATCAACAGTAAATGATTGTGCTAATGGATCTCTATGAGGAGCTATGAATTTCTCACCTAATTCCTCTTTGTAGAGTAAATTAGTTCTTGTAATTATCTCACTAGGACGAGTTCCTGAAGGTGCGGGTGGATTTCTTACCTGTACATTACTCTGTATTTGAGTTTGAATAGTACCTGTGCCTGTAAATGTACCAGATGCATCACTAGAGTGATCTGTGCTACCAGGAACGGGTATAGTGCCCTCTGGAGCGGATGTGACTCTGAATGTTTTTGTGCCTGTTGCAAAGAGTGTAGGTGGTTTTGGTGTTTTATTCGCATCTCTAAAGAAGAATGCTCCTAATAAATCACCCCAATTATCACTGAATAGATCAATACTACTAACAGTAGCAACAGCACCACTACTTTCTCCTACAATTTTAGCACCTTTATTAATGAAACCAAAATATTTTTCATTATTAGCTAAAGATATTGTATCAATATTAAGTAACTTAGAGGTTGCTGAATATGTCTCTGATGGTGCTGGTCTTGATGTATCAAAAGGATCCACTGTGTATTTTTCTACAAGAACTGATGGAGATCCTAATCCTGCACCAACATCAGGTCTTGATGTATCCCCAAATTTGTGATTAGGTTGTTGTACTCTTGCAAATCCTATCTGTGTACCATCTATTTCAATGTTTATATCTTCAAAAACATTGAATGTTCCTGAAACCATATTAATTTCAATAAGTTTAGGGAATATGTCAGGAACTCCATTATCAAGGTAATGGAAGTGTTTTGTATTAGGTCTTAATCCATTTGCGTTAAAGTAAACATTTCGTGAACGCATAAATGGATCAGCTTCAGTCGTTAACTTAATACTTTCAACGTAATCAAATTCATGACTAGGACCTTGTAATACGTTTGTAAATGTTCTCCTAATCTTCTGATCCTGTCTATAAACTCTTTGAATTACTTTTCTTCTACGTCTATAACATTGAAATTGAGGATCCTGCACATCTCTACCAGTTTCACGAAAATCACTAGTTGCACTTTCAATTGATGGTCCTAATATCTCATCATTTGCAACCTCAGCCCATTGAGCACCAGAAGATTCAAGTCTACTATTATTTGTGTAAATTGTTCTTACCCAATTATCTGATGGTGGATCTAAAATGATACCACCCATAAACACAATAACATTAAATGGGTTTACATTTTCCGCTTCAGTTGATTGTGGTTGTGTTAACCAATCAACTTCTGTATAATTTAATGTTATTAAATCACCTGTTTTTTTACAATTTGTATCTAAAAGTTGTAAATTTGAATTAAGGTCAGCACTATTAACATCAATAGCAGGATTTAAAGCTAACTCTGGATTGATAGACCAAAAATCTGTAGCACTTATCAATTCTTGACCCACTACATCAACATCACACCTAGATCCTGTCTCAGGTGTAAAATCAATAAAGTTTCTATCTGAGAAGTTATTGACAACAAATCCAGTTTTAAATCTATCCAATCCATCAGCATCTCTTACTTGTAATGATTGAGCATTAAGTTCTAATGCACTCAAAGTTGTAGTCAATTCTAAATTTTCAATCCTTTTCTCTAGAGCACCGATATCTCTCATCGTAAATCTCTTATTTTCAAATAGTTTGATATTTGGAGATCTAACTGTGTCAAAAAGATATGGAGGTAAAGCTATTTCGGCAATCTCCATAGAGTTACCTTCTTCATTTGGAACTGATGGTTCCTCAGATGGTTCACCTTTTATTAATTTAACTTCTTCATATTGATTAATTACTAGTTTATCAATTCTAGGTAAGTAATAACTGTACCCTAATATTGAACTTTCATTTGGTGTAACAACATATGGATTTGTTGACTCAAATTCTCTTGCAGTGAAAGAGAACGGTGAAACATTCTCATTACTTATAGTAAATGGTTTTACTCTTGGTCTTAAATCAATAATATCTGTTGCCCTATTTCCTACTATCAAAGGAATATCCCTTGAATATCTCTCCTTCGTGTATGAATTAACTGAATAAAAGTCACCACTATTTCCACTCGCTACTTGATATTGATCAAAAACAATTAACAATCTTTTAGATGGAGCACCTACTTTTGCTCTTCTTACAACTTTAGAATAATCACAATACTGTGCCTTATGACCTTTATCTAAAACGTAATCATTTGTTCGATCAGTAAAATTACCTGCTTCTGATCCTTGTAATATATACTGACCACCAGATTCTTTAAAATGAACATCTTCACCTATAATGAATTTGTTCGCATTCAGATAAACAAATTTAATTTCAGTTGCATTTGGTATTTCTACAATTTGTCCTACTGCTCTACTATCTTTACCAACTATTTTCTCTCCAAGTATACCATTTGTGTTAAGCGATAAACCAGATACAAATGTCAAAGTATCTAATGTCGGAGCAGCAGTTGTTTTTGACTCAAATACAGCAATAATTTTAGATACATCTGGCACATTAAGTGAAATTTCTCTATCTTCAACTCTTAATCCATAAGCATTACTTGGTACTAGTAAACTTGTTAATGTAGATATACCAACTGTTCTTGTGACTTCAAGTTGCTGACTTCTTACATAATCTTTTGATTTACTTGAGGCTCCTACTTTTTTCATAGTAACATTAACTGTTACTGAAGTTGCTGAAGGTTGTGATAATCCACTAAATGTTACATCATTATCTGAATTATCAACTGATACTTGATCTGCTGTTAGTGTTTCTACTAAACCATTATCATAATGAATTGAATATTTTTCGGCATCAAATGGTTCAAAGAAGGCACTTGAAACACCAACACTAGCATCTAATCCTGCTTGAGAATTGATTGTTAAAGATCCACCTGAAACTGTTTGATTATTGATTTGTCTACTAATAATCAAATTAGAGTTTGAAGTATCAACATTTGAGATAATTTTTCTTGGTAATTTTGAAAATATACCAGAATCTTTAATATTCAACACTCTTGGAACTTTTATTCTAAAAGTAGATGAAGTTGAAGATACACTTCCTGTACTCACACCAACGACATTTGTTGTTGCCGATAAAGTTAATATTTTTCCATCATTAGAAATATCAGAGATTTCATTAAATGTTGGATCTTGATAATTACCTTTATTATATGCGATAATAGTATTAGTATTAATTCCAACTCCTGCAAAACTTCTATTTGCAACACTTGCTGCAGTTCCAACTACGTTTAGTTCATCTGTTAATGAAAAATTTGGTAAAACACGATCATAAAGAACAGTATCTGCATTGAAAGTAGGATAACCAGATACATTTTGAAATATTGATTTTACATCATCAATTGTAAATGTTATAACTTTTTTAATTGATGTTCTTGCAACGCTAGGTCTTTCATTAAATATAATTTCTTCACCATCTATAAATTTACCAGTTGTTTGTGATAAGCAAATTTCATTTACACCTGTTGCATCACGATTTTTAGCAAGATATCCAATCGCTCCACTTGCTAAACCTCTAACCTTTTCTCCCTGTATAAGACTTATATTAATATCAGTGCATTTTAATATCGTAAATGTTTGAATATCATATAAATGTAGATCCCAAGGTGTTGTTGCCCCTGAATATGAAGCATCAGCAAGACCAAAGGAATAAACTCTTGCTTCTCCAACTTGTAATCCTTGTGCTGATGACTTATTAGTACCAACTCTTTGATTTCTTAATTGAACAACATTTGTTTCATCTCCACCTAGACTAATCTTGGGTGCACCAGTAACATTATTTACTTTAATTAAACTACCCATTGAGAATGGAATAGACGCATTCTTTATTGTTTTTGTAGATCTTGGTTTTTCAACATCTATCACAGTTGTGCCTGGTAAAGAAACATCAAAACCTCTAACATATGCTTTACCTGGTGACAATTTCACACACATTAAATCATCATTTGGTATATTTCCCTTATCTGTTACTTGATTTTCTGTGTATAATCCACCTGACCCAATTTCATCATTTAATGAATCTTGAGTTGTTACACGAAATGGTTCAACTGCATAATTACCTGATTCATCGAATGTTCTTGTTGCAAAATATTTTTTTATTTCAGAATATACAGTAGAATCTTGTAATTTTTTAGTTTGACCCTCATTTATTCTGAATAATTCTACGAAATTAGTATCCTGATAATCTTGTAAATCTTTTTTAGTAAGTTTTACTGTAATTTTAAATCTATCCGCACCTGGTGCTGCAAAGTTTGTAAATCCTTTTGCGTTATCATATAATGAAGAGTCATCATTTGCATTAACAATTTCTTCTAATACCTCAAATCCAACTCTATAAGATGGAGTATTTGAGTAAGGATCTAAAATTATTTGAGAAGTTGGCACATCAACAAAAGCACCACGCATAAAGTAAACACCTTTGTTAACACCAAATGCAGATCCTGTGGCAGTTGCATCTTCAGATACAAGGGTTAATACAGTTTCTTCAATATTTAAAGTTGTGTTACCATAAGTTACATTGTCTTCAAGAATTAATATTTCACCATCTGGGAATGCGGTGCCCTCTCCACTTGTTCCAGATTGATTATACTTAATAAAAATTGTTATATCATCTACACCTTCCTCTGGAGGTAAAATAAAGTTTTTAATAGTTGCAACTATACCTGAACTTTGACCTCTAACTCTTGTTCCTTTTCCATTATTATTAGCTATTATATTACTTAAGTAGATAGAGACATCGACTCCTAAATGAGTTGCATTAACTTTTGCCGAGAAATAAGTTGGATCATATTCAATACCACCAGGTATGACCATTGAACCTTCTTTAAATATATGTTTTCCAAATGATTCAACTTGATTTTGTAAAATAGACTGTAAACCAGTTAATTCTCTTGCCTGTACAGGAAATCCAGGTTTGAATAGAACCTTGTAAAAGTTTTTATCCTTATTAAAATCATCATAATAAGGTGATATATTTAAGTTAGTCTTCTGTGACATTGGTTAAAATTCCAGTATGATTTTTATGTCTTCTTTTTGACGAGGGTTTCTGTTAATAATGGGTCTATTATCTAGATAGATTATTTCACCAGACCCTTTATTTATCTCACTATCAGATAACCCTTGTGTAAACGTTGTACCTAAATTAATAACTTTATTTCCATTTGGATTCAAAGTAGCATCGGAAAAGGTTATATCGACTGCTCCAGAGAAAGATGATGCAGTTCCTACTATATTATTTGAAGTGATTGCGTTTTCAAATTCATATACTCTACCAGATGTAGAAATTCCTGAATAATCAGTCTGATCTAATAAAGTTCTGTTAAAATTTAAAGACCTATCTTTAAAATATTTTAAAACTTTAGTTTCAAGATCATATGATGCTACAAAACCAGTTGCAACTTTTCCATCAAGCGGGGTGACAGTGAGAGTTTGCTTTATTTCTTCACCAATTTTTGGTGAAGATCCAGTCACCGTGCTAAATTTTACTGCTTGTAAAGATGAAAAATTATTATCAGTATAAGTTAATGCTGTGCCTACTTTTGTTGGATTTTTTACGATTCCTACCTGTGCAAATTTTGTATCAATAGGAAAATCTTTTGTAGAATCATCAAATCTAGCATAAACAATAACTCTATCAGTGCCTAACTCAGTGTATACATCACTACCGTGTCCTAATTTAGGTGGAATTATTGGAATTAATTTTGCTCTTTGATTAGTTGCAACATTACTATTAAGAGTACCTAAATCAACAAGTGCATAACTATATCCCTTTCCTCCAGCACTCACAGTTACATTAGTAATTGTTCCTGCAGTATCTACATCAATCCTTGCCTTTGCACCTGAACCATCACCTATAATATCTACCTCTTGACCATTTCCAGATGCATAATTACTACCACCATTTTCAATGTAAACGTGTTTGATTTGATTTTCATTTACTGATGAGTCTCCATTCTCACGCACTGCTCTTATTTGAGCATCAGTGGAAGAAGACCAATTGTTCGGGACAGTAATGAACTCAGTTGAGTCAAATTTAATAATATCACTAGGTGAAACAGTGAAAAGATACTTCCAAACATATCCATCTCCACTATTCCCCGCTTTTGATGGTTCCAAGTCTGTGAAGGTTGGTTCATCTTGTGACACGTTTCCAAGAGGGTTAGTTCCACTTGATCCATTATTAATACAAACGTAAACCTTGAAGTCGGAATTAAGAACGTAGTAGTTCGCATCATATAACCTGTTTGCTTTAGTTAAAGGACTTTGATTGGTAGCACTATAATCATCTCTGTATATTTCATATCTATTTCCAGATATCCAGTCAACTCTTCTTATTATCCTTCTTATGTTTGCTGATGATACTTTCTTACCGAACATCATCGTGTCACCAGAATGTGCTCTGTATGAAAAACTATCTATTGGTGCAGGGGTATTTGAGTTCCAATCTCCTGATCTTCCATAACCCACAACAGTATCTGATCCTGTAGGATTTGATAATCCTACAAAAACATAGTATGAATTATTTGTATTTTCTACTGATTCAACAAAATTATTTGCGTTCAGAATTCTAAATTGGTCAGTAACAATTGCCGACATCTTAAAATTTTACTTTTCTTTTTATTTATAGTGGTTATTTAATCAAAGTCCAAATACCCTAATTGCACCAGTGGATCTGAGACCCCTATGTGATGTTGGATCATAATTTTTTCTTTGAATAGTTGGGAATGTTGTTAATCCAGTATTTACAGTTAATCCAGTAACACCTATTGAGATAGGATTACTTGAACGCTCTCCATTATATAATCTACCCCAACTTAATCGACCCATTGATATAGAAGTTGTTATTCCAGCAGGATAATGGAAACCCTCAGTTGTAATACCAGCAAGGTTAGATCCATTTTCAACATTACAAATAATTTCACCATCCTTATCAATATTTGTAATTGATGCTACCTGATAAACATTATCTAAGAAGGTTGTTCCAATACCAACTATAGATGAATTATGACCACCAACTGATGTTACCCCATGACCAACTGATGTATCCCGTATAAAGACTGGATATCCAACGAGAAGACTTGATGCATTTTTTGTTGATCTAAAGAAGAATTTAATCGCTGGTTGACTACCATTAGTTGTTGGTGCAATACCTGTTATGATACCAGTAAATCCTTCTACATTTGCTAATGATGTTACTTTATCAGTCTGGAATGAAGGTAATTCTATAAGAACCTCTGGTGGATTAGAGTGAGTATAACCAAATCCAACAGCAGTCAATGTTGTATCAGTTACTGCACCATTTGTTATGGTAGTTGTTGCAAACGCTGTAGATCCTATACCAGTTGTAGTTCCAGAACCAATTGGCGGACGAATTGAAATGCTTGGTGCTGATAAGTATCCAGAACCAGCATTTGTTATATCGATTGATATAGTTCCAGCAGCGGAAACAACTGCAGTCGCTGAAGCTCCAACATTAATTTTTCCTGATGTGATTAGAGCATCAACTTCAAATGATGATAAACCATAAACATCATCTTCGTAAATAAATGACTCAACCTCGTCAACAAATATACTATTTGCACTATTTGTTCCAGAAACTATTGATAGGTCTCCGATTATTTTTGCAGTTGGGTAAATTTGTGGTTCAATTGATGGTCTAGATTTATCAATTACTTGACCATTTACAATTAAATCAACTTTTTGTTTAGTCCATCTAACAGGTTTTTCATTTATTTCATCAACACCCAATCCAGTGTAGATATTTGTCTCAACTAAATCTGCACCCAATATCTCTTTAACAACTCTTTCACCTGTCTGAGATGTAGTAATACCTATAGGACTTTTTGAAATTTTTAATTCATCACCAATTTTAACTGTTTCTTGAATGTCAACAATGTCAACATCCACTCCATCTTTACCCTTATAAAAGAATATATCAACCTTATCATGATCATTCGCTCCTGGTGATGTTTCACCAGTAGGTGCTTCTTCAAACGTAAATGTAGTTCCACCCTCAAATGAATATGATTGTCCTGGTTTTTGAAGAACTCCGTTGACAAATATCAATAAAACAGCATCTAGATCAATTAGTTGAGATTGTGAATTTGTAGAATCTTTCTCAAAACTAATTAATTGTCCGTTAAAGAATAATGGGAATCTGACCCTAGAACCATCCTGTAAATTTTTAATATCATCAATAAAGTCTATTTCACCAAACTGCCAAGCAGAGAACTTATCGTTAAATATTCCTAATACTTCAAGTTCAAATTCATTGATTGGTTTTGTTAAATGAGCAGCAGTAACTAATCCAACAGGTTTAAATTTATCACCAATTTTGAATGAATGTCCAGGTCTTGCTATTTTGAAATTAGATATTTCAAATGTGGTTGAACCAATACCAACAGTTGTTTTAGATGCTCCTACTTCAACGTCAATAAGTAAATTAGATCCAGTATCTGTTGTCGGTCCAATACCTAACCTTGATATACCAACTACAGGTAGATTATCATAATTAGGTTCTGGAATTATAATTTCTGGATTTACATAACTTGTTCCAGCAGATACAATATTAAAGGATAATGTTCCTCCAACTCCCACTGTAGCAGAAATTTCTGCACCAGTTCCACCACCACCTCCTTGTCCAACAAAGAATGTTATCGTATTGGTTGTAGTTGAATCTACACTAGTCTGTATACCAGCAAATGGATCTTTACCACCTACACCATCAGATGCTACTCCTTTGGTCTTAGATACTTCACGAGGATAAGGATGATTTGAGAAGAAATCATCTTTAGAACATTTGAATACTAACCCACCAGTGTCAATACCAACTGTATCACTTGTAGTAAACGTATGATTAGGTATGGTAAGTATCAAATTACCAGTATGTGAAATATATTGTGCATCTGTCGCAGTAAATCCTTGACTTGCTGCCCCTGAGAATGCTGTTTTCTTAATTGATCCAATACCAGAACTTACAAATTTATGCTCATATGCTTGATCAGTTACACCAATCGCAACTGACCCACCACGATATCCAGATCCAAATGAGAGATCATTATAGAATTCATAAGCTTCACCACCACCAACGTAAGTGTGAACGATTGTACTAGGACCTGCTTGAACTTGGAAAGATCTATCAGATACAATTCCAACTAAGAATAATGGTCTTTCATGATCTTGGAATATTGTTGTTGTAACACCACTATAACCAACACAACTAAACTCTAGATTTTTTAATTTTACAGTATTAGGTCTCTCTAGTCCGAAACCGTGAACAGTGTTAGTGGTGACTGTAATAATACCTGTGATATTATCATAAGCAGCAGTTTGAATACCTAGATTAAATCCTGATGATGTGCCAATACCAACAATGCTTGTCAATCCACCAGCGTTATTTTTAAATGCTCTAACTTTTGCTCCGTGTAATGGTGCATATCCAAGACCAGAGGTTGATCCTAGAGAAACTATTATTCCACCTCTTGGAACTTGGTTTTGATTTATATCAGATTCTGAGACTATAAAGTCACCATTAGTTGATGTTATACCAGTAAACTCAACGGTTGATATACCTGCTGTTGTATCTGCTATAAATTCATAATTATTACCTGCATTGTTTAAAGTTTTTGGTGTTTGGAATACTCCATTTATGAAGAGAACTCCGTTACCAACTCCTATGCCTGATGAGGTATTTGCTCCACCAACTTTAAGACTGTATGTTTTTCCTATTCCTGTAAAGTCATCTGATATATCATCAAATAACATATTAGTTGTATAATCACTTCTTAAGAAAGTTCTTCCACTAAAATCAGCTTTAACAAAAGGTAAATTTGTATCATCTCTTCTTGACCTAGTATTTCCTTTTGGAGGATCTGTAAAGTGTAAGGTGCTATCAACAATATTGATTGATCCTCTATGTAACCTAGCTTCTACACCAGCAGTATGTGTTGTTGCTGGAATTCCTAGTTGACCTCTTCTTACTTTAACTGAAGGTAATGTTGCAATACCTGATGCAACATCTACTGCATCGTTAATTGTGCCTGTTGGAGTGCTTGAAAAACCAACTTCAGTCACAATCATAAATTCATCATTCACTTTTAATATATCAGAAGTTGTAACAGATCCTATACCACTTAAAATAAATTGTGTAAGACCAACTCCAATGTTGTTATTATGTGTGAAACCATCAAAAATTCCTAATGTATGAGATATTTTTGTAAATGTAACAGGTTGTTGAACTACACCATCTAATCCAATAATAGTTTTTGTCAATTGTTTCGTCATTGACAATTTGTGTAAATTACCAGAACCACTACCAGTGAATGTTACCGCTGCACCTGATGAGACATATTCAGGTCGTGTATATAACTCAAATTGATTTTCATCAATAACTTTTGCAAATACAGTGCTTGGTAATATTGTTGTCAAAATACCTGCTGTATTAGTTGTTTGACCAATAGAAACTGCAGTCGCTGCTACACCAGCAAATGTCGATCCAGGTGTATATGTTAGTTGTTCGTTTGTGTTAAAGAAGTGATTTGGTATATTGAAAAGACCTGTTGTTTTCAATAACCCTACTCCATCAGCAATTGAGTTGATACCCACGGGATCAAACTCTTTAGTGTAAATTGGAACTCCCTCATACTTTAAATCAAATGCTGTCTTGTTTGCTCTTAGTCCACTTAAACCATCGTATGTTGATAGGAATAATTTTTCTGTCACTCTTCCGTGTGTAAATTCTCCAGGAACGTTTGAAAAATCATTATCAGTATAGAATATTTGATTGAAAGATTGAACTTCTATTAATGAGTCAAACTCAGCATCTGGATAAAATCTTAAGTTAATATCACTACCAGATATTTCACCACCAAAAGTACCAATACCAGTAGTCGATCCTGCAGATACAAACGGATATTGTACTGTTAGAACATCGTCAGTGTCTCTTAAAGAGATAATTTGATGTATTGCAGATGTTTCTCCACAAGACACTCTTACAATGGATTTAACAGAACTTTCATTATCTTTGTTTATTGTATTATAAGTTATTGGACTTGCTGTGCCAGTTACATATTTTGATTCTAATCTTGCACTTTTCTCCGATCCAGAAGGTTGACCTATTGTCAAAAATCTATGTGTTCCTATTCCAGTTGTAGTTGTTCCCAATCCTACAATGTTTGCTCTAACTTCAAGTGGATTTAATCTATCATTTTCACATTGCAATTTGATAAAATTATTTTCAAATCTTGCAGTTATTACACCCACTGATGAATTACTCAAACCTAATGAAGTATCAATATATGTTTGAGAAGTTGTAGTTTTTGTTCCATCAAAATCTACAATAACTTCATTATAATTAATTTCTTTAGTAGTGCTATCTTGTACAAAAATATTTGCATAGAGACCATTAAAATCTGTATTAGGGAATTGAGCTATAGTAGTTGTGGTCACTCCACTAGTTGTACTATCTACTCCTACATTTGAACCAACCAAATCCACTTGCCCAACTGCCTGTGTTCCAATACCAATTAAATCCGAATTAAAATCTATTTTTAAAATTTTAATATCATGATCTTTTGTAAATTTTTCTGTTGGTGTAAATATAAGATTTTTTTCTCCAGATGAAGTGATTTCAGTAGAGAACTCACCTAATTCTAAAGTTGTAAAATCAGTTGTTTTTTCAAGCAAAAATGCATTATCAGTTGTAGTTAGTGTTATAAGTTCTGAGAATTGAACATCAGATGTATCAGGATCAACGATTTGTATTAAATAATTTCCAAAATCCTCTGTAAGTTGTTCTATAACTGTGTTATTTTCTTGGAACCCTGTGCTTGAAAACTTATCACTTATATCATCATGAACTAAAACTCTATTTGATTTACATCTTGTAAAGTCTGTTAATACTCTATTTGATAGTTCAATAAATTTTGAACTGTTTCCTCTTGTTTCATAATCTCTTACAAAATCAAAATTGTTAATTGCATCAACTCTCTGTTGTTCTTCTAAACCTAAAATATTAAGCACATCAAGAACTATTAAATCATTTGTTATTGCAGTAGTTCCAATACCAACAGAAACTTGACTTTCGATTGAAGTATCTGCAAAATTCTTTAATCCAGCAGGGTGAACAAGACGATTTACTGGATTTACAAATTTATCCCATTCTACTGTGCTCTTAACTGTATAAGATAAATTTTGATAGTAATCATTATCAGGAATTACTTGATAATCTTCATTTAATTTTCCAATATCATCTAACCAACCATACTCTTGTCTGTTTGAAAAATCAGTTTTAAACTTCGCTTTATTTGAAATTAGACTTGTTACTTCAGCAGAAACATTACTAGATCTTCCTTTAATTCTATCTCCCTTTTTAAGTTCAAATTTACCATCAGTTTTTATATAATCATCTCTTATTTCTACAACTGTTAAATCAGTTTTAACTGAATTAACCATCAGTGTTTCAAATAATTCAAACACACCCCTTGTTTGTATGGGTTCTATTACAGGATAATTTGACTTATTAATAATTGAAGCATAACCTGATTGGAATGTTTTTGCAATACCAGTATTAGTTGTTAAACCTGCTAAATTAAATTTAAGTATTGCTTGTGCACCTGCAATATAATCAGTAATTTCAAAGAATTGATAGTTATAATTTTCTGAGTTAAATCCATCACCATCAACAGTGGTATTTGTAGATATACCCCCTTGAGTTGCACCAACACCAATTTCTCCAATTCTTTGTATTCCTTCAACAAATATTTCATCTCCTATTGCAAATGGTTGTGGATCAACAAATCCATTCATAGGTGTTTCTAAGAAACAAGTAACTAATCCAGATGAACTTGATTGTACGGAGTTAATTCCAATTCCATTTGAATTGTTTATAGCAATAATTTGATGATTTAAGGAGTCTAAACCAGTTACAGGTGCAATAACTTTGACATCAGATATTGTTTGGTTAGGTGCGATAGGTTGTAATGATGAATTATCAGCAACTACGTTTCTAACAGGATTAAAAACAATTAAATTTGGTGCATTAATATAATTATTTCCACCACTTATGATTCTTACATTTTCAATAATATCAAGATTATCAATATTTACAACTGGTGATATGAATGCTTCTGGACTTAGTGTTTTATCCGATGAATACTCATATCCTATATCTACAATTCTTACATCATTAATTCTACCTATGGATGTTGATACTGCAACTATATTTGCATTTTTACCATTTGCACTAGTAATTGTTTTAAATTTAGGTAGTTTTTTGTAGTTAAAACCAGGTGAAATTATTTTAAAATCTTTAATTGCACCTTGAACATTTTTTGATCTTGTGCTATACTCTAATTTTTCACAATCTGTATCCAAATAAGTTGTAAATTCTGGAACTAGAGGTGAAATTTTAAACGTTTCATTTGTAACATCAAATATTTTATATTCACCATTATAAACACTATCAATAAATCTTATCTCTGCATAATTTTCAACATCAGTATCAGATGTGCTAATATATCCACCTTTAGATAAACCATAGTATAATCTATCAGGTGTATTTTCTGAATATTGAATAGAGAGTTGAGCACCTATTGGATCAGCATTATTTGTACCAATACCAATTGTTCCAATTCCGATTACATTAAAAGTTGTTGTATCTTGTGAACTTAAATATTCATTACTTAAATTCTTATCATAAAAAAGTTTAAAATCAAAGTTTAATAAAGTTGTGCTTGATAATCCAAAAGTTAATTTGGAATTTTTTACGACATCAATTCTAGGATTTATTAAAGATAGTGACTGATTAGCACCTCCAGTATTTGCTGCAATCGAAACAATCTTGACTGGGGTTATATTTAAATCAGTTTTTGTTTCTGCAAGTTGAAAATATCTATCGCTAATTTTATTAATATAATAATCTCCTGTTGATAAACCAGTAGCTCCTCCGTCATAAAATACTTTATCACCAGTTTCAAAACCATGATCACTTATATCAATTCTATTTGTCTCAACATCCGATGCTGAAAATGTAATCGGATTAATTAATAACTTTTCATACTCAGAATTATAATTAACAGAAATTGGTGCTGTTGTGCCTATACCAACTGATAAGTTGGGTACCACATTCATCTTGATAATATCACTCTCTTGAAGATTATGAGTTGTTGTATTTGCAGCAGAAACATTAGTTAAAACTGTAGTTGTTACTTTATCAATATCTCCAGTTACTTGTTGATGGTTAGATGAAAAATAATATAGTCCTGATGAGATACCAGAGTTTGATCCTTTTGAATAGAAGAATAAACCTTCACTTGTGCTCCCTATACCAACTTTTGTAGTAAGTATGCCAACATAATCTTCACCTTTGTTTATGATATAAACATCAAGTGAATTTTGTCCAACATGAGGTACTTTAAATTCAGCAACATTAGGTGTTCTACCTACATCAAATCTATTTGCACCGTTATTTTTAAATAAAGTAACTTTTTGACCAGTTTCAAATGGATGATTTGGTAAGTGTATTGTTCTAGTAGGTATTGATAAATCTTGAACTATTTCTCCAACAATATATTTGACACTAGTTGCACTTCCTGTTGTTGTGCCAACACCGACTGATTGAGGTCCATTAAAGTAAACTAAATCATTTGTTTTAGACTCAAATTTACTAGTTTTTACAGGAATATTAATTTGATTATTCAATACATCAATTTTTGATCCCAAAGTATGAGCAATACCAACTGATCCTGCCTCATTTCTCTGCACTCTAATAACTTTTCTTACATCATAAACATTTAATACTCTTACAATTTCAGATCCAACTCTTAAAGATCCACCTATTGAAACTGTATTAGGGATATCTGTAACGTAAATATCTTCAATAACTCCCAAAGCATTTCCAACTGCCATAGTTTTTGCCAAACCTATGGTATCAGTTGAAATTCCAACTTTAAATGATCCCGTTAAATTAACTATACTCGTACTTAATCCAGAAACTGATATGGAGGTTTGATCATTTAATTCATAAAAAGGAAGAACATTTGCAGTAACATTATTATTATCTTTCCATGTAAATACCGCATCTTCAAATTTTTCTAAAACTGTATCTATTCTTGAAACACCAATACCAACGATTTCATCAACTTTAGCACTAAATCCAGATCCATTAGTATCTAAATTATCAAAAACAGTTAAATCACCAACTTTATAACCTTCTCCACCATCTAAAACATTTACGTTATCAATATCACCTTTTGTAACAGACTCAATTTTTGTGATTTGTCTTATTGTTTCATTTGACTCGATAATAAAATCATTATCACCAAATTCTTCATCAACAAGATATGGTAATGTATTTCTTAATAAATTAGAATTATTAAAATCAAAACTATGATCTAAAATAAGATTATCATTTATTAAAGGAGATCTATAAGTTTTTCCTAAGAAGTATGGATACTTACCCTCTAATTTTCCAGTCGCTGATGATATTCCTACAGTTGCAAAATATGCATATATTCCATTTGGAAACTCAGGTGTTTTACAAAATCTTCCATTGTGTTTATCTAAGTCACCTGACCCATCACATATGAAATCATTTATGAAAAATCCCTCTTTAAAACCATTAGGTCTATTTTTAACTTTAGATATATCAAGTACAAATGAGGAAGATAATATTTTTAATTCAGAATTTATATTATCTGGATCAGAGTAACCAAATGGACCATAGATTGGATTTCCATCATATGCCCAACCAATAATTGGTGAATGAGCAGTTATTTCTTTAAAATCATCATTATTTTTAACCGTGAAACTACTCTCTAAAGTCTTAGCTACTTTTTGTGAATATCCAAGAACACTAAAACCAAATGAATTTTTTCTAGATACTAAATTAAAGTCTCCAAATCTTTCTACCCTATTTAAATTTAAACTTCTAACTCTTGCATCAAGAACTCCATTAGATCCTCTTGGCACTACATTGATTTCTGTAGTTGATGCATCATAACCTATACCAGAAAATATAACGATAGCATCAATTATCTGCCCATTTTCAACTACAGGTCTCACAATTGCTCCTGATCCTGTTCCAGTATCTTTAACTTCTAAATCGGGTGTAGAGAAGTAATTCTCTCCTTTACCTACAACACTTGCACTGATAACCTTTCCATTTACAATAATTGGTTTTATCACCCCATTCGTACCTGTTAAAATAGACACATCTGGTTTTACTTGATGATTTAAAATTGTAGATCCATAATTAGTTCCATTTTCATAAAGATAACTATCAATTATTTCACCTTTTACGATAGGAGTTAAATTGAAAGATCCAGTAACTGTTGATCCAAAAGATACTTCAATATTAACTTTAATTTCTGGATATTGAAATACCTGATATCCTGTTCCTGTTGAACTTAAATTAACATATTTTTCTCTATCATAATCTACTGTAGATGTGCCACCAATACCTGCATTTGCAAGTTTAAATGTATTATTATCAATTTTTTTAACAAGATAAGATGTCGTTGTGCTTAATCCTTGAATTTGATTATCAGCAGAATATTCTATTATTTCACCATTTGAAAAACCGTGATTAACAAAATTAATTGTATCAAAAGATGTAGAAATACCTGATGGTTCAACTCTAAGTTTACGATTTGTATAACCTGATCCCTCCTCTAAAACTTTAACCGATATAAGGGTTGTTCTATTTTCAGTTCTAAAACGATGTATACCACTAGCTCCAGTATCTGTAGAGAGACCAACTGTATTAATACCTGCTATACCTGCTAGAGCGTCTTCTTTCTTGTTAAATATTCTAACTGTTGTTGGATTTACAACTCTCACAAAATATGGATCACCATCTGACAATGTACCTGTGATGATATTGTTTATATCATACGCAGAACCTATACCTATAGGTGGATTATTATTTGAACCGTAATAAACTAACTGACCATTTTCTAAATTATGTTCAGTTTTAAATGTAATTGTTTCATCATTAATATCAATACCACCATTAAAAAATATATCTCTACTATCAAATTCTATAGATCTATTTCTTATACCAACCACAGGTTGTAGAACACATCCTGAACCATTACCTCCTGTAATAGAGATATTTTTTACAGACGCAATATCAAAATTTTGTGGATCAACTATAATTTCTTTAACACTACCTTTTACAACAGGTTGAACTAATGCTCTTGTTCCAGATGATTTTTCAACACTTATTGAAGGTGGATTGATTACATCATAATCTCTACCACCATTTAATACATCTACCGACTCTAAATTTCCATAATAAATGATATCATCAGATATCGGTGATCTAATTTGAACACCATCTCTCAGTATTCCAATATCATTGATAGGAGTTTCATTTTTTGAAGATGATGATAAGTTTTGTGATAGAGGAATTCTTCTTAAAATTTTATCAGATTGTAATTTTCTGTTAGCGTGTGGTTTAAAAATAAAAGTATGATCTTCTGTGCTTGTTGTTCCAATACCTATTTGTACAGTGCTTGCTGTCCCAATTTGACTAAGTGATTGGTATAACGCTATTTTTGATATGTTAGCACCTGCAGGAGGGATTATAGGGTCTACATAATAAGTTCTACCAGACTCTAAACCAGATAAAACTTCCGTTGCTGGACTGTAAATAATCGCATCTCCTTGTATAAACTTTATATTTTGATTAGTTGGTGGTGAAAACTGAATAAAACTATATTTGTCTGTTAAAACATCTTTTCCATCTAAACTCTGACCACTAATTGTTTCCTTAATTGTATCAATTGTAATATCATAATTTGGTAGTGAATTAGAAGCAACATATCCATCAATTTCACCATCACTATAAACATTTAATACATCTGATATTAATACATCGTTTCCTTGATCTATTTCAACTCCACTACTTGATGCAGTTTCAATTACTCTTCTTATATCATATAATTGATTAGAGATTGTAGTAAAACCGACAACATTATCAACTGTGATTTGATTTAGATTATTGTCTATGCTACTTACAGTTCCAGTGCCTTCAATAACCTGTTCGTTTCTTCTTAATATATTAAATGTATCTCCTACCTTTAAATTTGATTTGTCAATAGGTGCTCTAAAAGTATATGTTGTTCCTTCTATATCAACTTGAATTCTTGAGGATGTATTATATTTCCAAGAATTAGCAAAAATTTCTTTATAAGTTGAATTTTGATTTTTAATTTTTTCACCTACATTTTTAACAAAAATATTTTCTCCCTCATTTGTAAGACTAATATCAGATACAGGTATCAATTCAGAAAGAACACCTGTTATTCTAAGGTCAATTCTTTTAGATAAATCTCCATCTTCATATCCAAAAATGGTTTCATCTGATCTAATATCATCAGCAGTATTGATTTTAACACCAACACCTGTACATCCGAAGAATTGATTTATTGTTTTAGATGTATAATCAATGCTATTTTGCCCACTAATAATAGTTCCTGTTGCTCCAAATCCAACTGTTGAGTCAACTGATATGACTTCACCATTAATTGCAACATCAGTTAGAACTTTTGTTTTACCTGGTATAGTAAAAACACCTTCAATTAAATCACGATCATTAAATCCAACAAATAATGAAATTTTGTAATATGTTTTTTGATCTCTTTTTAAAATTTCAACTTCAGATACTGATGCATTAGTTGATGTATCTGTGGATTTAAATATAGTCTGCCCAACTAAGTTTTGTGGATCTCCTGTAGATGAAATTAAATCTGCAACAATAACTTCTCTACGAATAAATTCAGCATCTGAAGGTTTTATAAGATTTCCTTCAAGATCTAAAATTGTAGACTCAACACCATATAATACTTTGAATAATATTCTTACAGACTCTTCAATACCTTTTGACTGATAAAAAGAACGTGCAAATTTTACAAAGTTTCCAACATCTAAATTTGCAGCGAAATCATTATCCTCTAAACCAGGTAAAAATGTTCTTTTAAGTTTTTTATAAAATTCTTGTAAAAATAAAACTGATAAATTTGTGATTGTGCTACCAGTATTATGATTATTTGCAACGGTATCCTCAAAAACTAAACTCTCACGATTAATTTCTAGAAGAGATGAGGATATACCTACATTGTAACCAGTTATGCCACTAAAACCACGAATACATCCTGTAAAGGATGTAGATGTAATTCCAGTATAAGATATTATTTCATCATTTATTTTTAGAAGACCATATTCCGAAGGAAAACCCTTTGTGCTTGGAACTTCAATTATAGTGTCAGTGGTTGAAATATCAGATGATAAACTTGTAGTGCCAGTAATAACTTCAGGTACTAAATTA